AGGGAACATTAGAAGATTGTACAGAATATGCACAACGCGCTCTTGACGATGATTGTGCTGAGGTGTACAAGGTAACTGTAACAGAAGAAAAGGTAGTAATCTAATGGGAAAAGTAAACGCACTATTTCAAGACGCAGAAGAAGCACGAGAGGAAGCACAAATGGCTTACAAGTATCAAACCAATGTTAAGTATAAGGGTATCGAAGAGGTAGAGGTACACTATTGGAATTTTAAAGATATAGCACTTGACTACCTGAATGATTCTGGTAGATATGGTGATGTAGAGTGGAAAGATGTAAAAGGAGTATGGGAATGAACCAATTCGCACTAGCAACTGAGGTCAATGGTATCGTAATGCGACTTGCGTTACCCACCATGACAAAGCTACAGGCTGAACAGAAGGCCAAGGTATTACGGGAGTTATCTCCCAAGACACCAATATATGTCGTTAACAAAACAGCGGAGTAATAACATGGCACTAGATACACGCATGGTAAGCATGGTACTGGCAGAGAACACTAACGAGTTCATCACCGTTAAGTTCCTGACTAAAGACAACGAGGAGCGTACATACAATGGTCGCTTGAACGTCAAGAAATACCTTGTGGGTGGTGAGCGTGGTCGTAAGGCTGCTGACGTACTCAAGAAGCATAACCTGATCCCCATGTTCGTGGGTAAGGATGGTGAGAAGCCCAAGTACAAGAGCTTTAGCCTTGACCGTGTGCTGGCCCTCAAGGCTGGTGGTCGTCACATCTTTGGTATGGGTAACGAAATCGCATGACACCCCTGATGTGTCTAGCAGCAGCGGTCTTCTTTGAGAGCCGTAGTGAACCTCTGGAAGGACAGAGGGCCGTTGCTGAGGTCGTAATGACTAGGGTAGAATCACCCCGTTGGCCCGACGAAATCTGTGCCGTTGTCTTCCAGCGTAAGCAGTTCTCGTTCACCCACGATGGAAAATCTGATGACTACCGTAAGTACACTGGCAACGTCTTCGATAGACAAGCCATTGATATAGCAGAGACTATAGCTAAGTCAGTGCTAAAAGGTGATCGCATAGGCTTGACTTCTACCCACTATCATACTACCTATGTGTCACCATATTGGGCCAAAAGTTACCACCGAGACGGTCGCATTGGCACACACGTTTTTTACACAGCACCCGAAGGGAAATGAGAATGTTTAACATGACACTTGAGCAACACTTGGAAGAGATGGGTATCCGTCCCAAGTCAATCATCCGTGAGCTAGAGGAACTACTTGATCCACGGCTGGAGTATCTGGCGAAGGGATACTTCAATGACCCCCGCAATGGAAATAATGAGGTGCCTTTCTGATGAATGTAGCATGGATACTAATATGGTTTGTCGTCGTCCCAGAGGTGGGCGTGAGGTACTATCACTTAGGGACGTATGACAATGAAACCATGTGTGAGACTGCACTGAGGGCTGCTTCGGTTATGGTCAACGACAAGCAAGAGACAATCGAATGTATAGGGATACAGTTAAATGATTGAAGTAACATACATTGACCACATGGGTACAGACTTGACGGTAGCTAACGCTGCACGGGTTAGCTTTGGTAAGACATCCGATTGGGAATTGTTTGAGCCAGATAAAAGTACACAGAGTTACTGGGTAAAAGAGTTTGGACATACGCTTGAACCCTTCAAAAGTCTGTCTAAACGTGACACCAAGCTCATAAAGTATCTAGCTAGTCACAAGCACATCAGTCCATTCGGTCACTGCTTTGCCAGCTTCCACATCAAGGCTCCTATCTTTGTAGCACGGCAGCTAGTCAAGCATAAGTTCTTGAGATGGAACGAAATATCTAGGCGCTACGTTGATGATGAGCCTGAGTTCTATGAACCGAGAGAATGGCGTGGGCGTAGTGCAGACAAGAAACAAGGGTCTGATGGTGTCGTAAACATAAACCTTGACCAAGAGGTACAGTGGAACAGGCAACTGTCTACATATAAGACCCTACTTTCTGAGGGTGTAGCACCAGAACAAGCCCGTATGGTACTACCACAGAGCATGATTACAGAATTTTACTGGTCAGGTAGCCTTGATGCCTTTTCTGACATGTGTAACCTACGGTGCAAATCTGACACTCAAGCTGAGACACGCATTGTAGCAGATCAAATCAGTGAGAAGATGCTTGAGCTATTCCCTGTATCGTGGGAGGCATTGAGAGATGGCTAAACTGTACGACTTAGAGCCAATGATCTTGGACTGTTGGCGTGTGTGTAATGACCTTGAGACAGTGTTCAGACAGATAGGTGATGGGGAAAGTGATCCTACCCACGACGAACTGATGAACACACTAATGGGTATGCAGCAGCTATACGAATGGAAGTTTGAGCAGTTGTTTAACAAGTATGAGGAGGTATTCCGTGATAAACAGTGAGTGGCGTAAGTTGATAGCAGAACATGAAGACTTTAGGGAGAACGTAATGGCAGAACATACAGCAGACATCGTGAATGAACCTAAGCACTACGCACGATGGGTCATTGAGCCTATCACATACATCATGCGTAATGGCTTTGAGTTCTGGCGTGGGAATATCATTAAGTATGCCAGTCGTGCAGGATACAAGCTGTACGAGGGTATGGATCAAGTGCAGAGTGAGATCACAGACCTTGAGAAGGTCATACGTTACTCACAGATGCGTATCAATCAACTGGAGGGTAAAGACAAGCTATGACCAAAGAAGAGCTGAGGAAGATTGTAAGGACGCTAAAGAAGTGTCCAGACGTAAAAGCTGAGGAGGTCGCTTACCTTATAAAGCAACGTCAGATGTACCTAGAACAGGGGCCAGAGCATGAGTATGCGTGAGGATCAAATCTTGGGTATGTGTGAGAGTTTAGCTTGGAGGTTTAACTCTCCCTCACACGTTGATGACATGATACAGGAGGGTGTCCTAAAGTGTTATGAGCTAATCAATGAGGATGCTGATGTACACCCAGCGAAGCTATTCCGTGAGGCTAAGAGGCGTATGCACGATTACCTTAACATTGATGTACTGCCTGTCGCTATGCCTAAGTCTAGGACGATACGGGATATTGTGAGAACTGGTGAGACTGACCATCACAGTAACTATGGTGAGGAGAACATAGGGTGGATCAAAAGTATCCTAGCGGCAGATAGGACACCCTATGAGGAACATTTCTCTTCGTCCAAGAGAGACCATGTGCAAGAGTACGAGGACAAAGATTACCAAAACTACCTGTTTAAGGTGGCGGGGGATGTTTTAACGACACAAGAAATGGAGGTTATGAGGATGCGTTACATCTTTAATATGACACAAGATGAGGTAGCTATATGGCTAGGTCATAACCAAGTGTGGGTCTATCGGCAAGAAGAAGCAGCACTTAAGAAGTTACGAAAGTCAGTTTTGTAACAATTCGTGATGTATAAGATTCTCGAAAGGGTCACTATAAGTAAGTGTAGGGTTTACATAAGTTATGACTTTAGATATTACTTCTAGTGTATATAACATAAGAAAGGGACGTAAGTATGGACGATGATGAATACTACAACCAGCTTACTACGCAAGCAAAGGTTCGTAGTCTTGAAGATGTCGCTAGTGACGTGCGTGATTATTTGTCTGGCGCTGTCGAGAGTATCATAAAGGCAGGTCAGGCATTACAAGAGGGTCGTGATATGCACCTCAGTGATAACGCCTTCCACGATTGGTGTATGCAGGAGTTTCCTGATCTTAAGAGGCACACACGTCACAATATTATGCTGGTCGGGAAAAGATTTGGAGGTGTAGAATTTGTTCAACACCAGTTGCCAATCACAGTACTATACGAACTAGCAGCACCATCTGTTCCTGACGAACTTGTCCAAGATATTATGTCGTCAGATAAACCTATGAAGGTTAAAGAGGTGCAGCAAGCTAAGGCAGGGTACAAAGAAGTACAAGAGAACCCTGACTACGGTGACATACTTGAAGACGTTAAAGAGAAACGAAAGACCCCTGTAGAGGCCGCTAAAGAGGCTTGGGATCGTTCAGA